CTTCATGTTGGGAAAATCAAATATCGTAGGTGTGAACTCTTCTTGACTCTGTAATAGCAATTTCATGATTCCAAATAAATTAGTCTTGTGTGGTTGACCATTTATATTTATTCTGATACAGTTTGTGTTGAACAAGTAAGATGACGCCGCATGCTGTTTTGATGATGTTTCGTAAGAAAACGCCTTTGTCGCGCCAGTTGAGTGTGCTTTTTCATAAATTTTGTTTTTAACTTCAAGCTGATTTCTAGGCTTTTCGAAAAACAAGGAAGCATTCTTCTCAAAGTATTCAGATACTTCCTGTCTTTCTGGGATGTTTGATGTCTTCATAAATTCTTTGTACTTGAGACTTCCTCCAATGTGGAATTTAACATCGACATCATAATCTCCCTCTGAGTATATCGTCCCAAGTCTTCTGTTTCTGGCCATGGCTTCTGATTTTCTTGTTTCGGAGAAGTTTGTGAGATGATAGTATTTCAAGTAATTATAGCCAAGTTGACAACTGTGTTTTTCTGGGAACAACATATAAAAGAATGTTAGATTGTGTTTTGTCTGATTCATCTTTGTTAGTAATTGTTGCCAGGCTAATTCTTCTAAAGTATACATTCCCAAGCAATCATAATGATTTAGCATAGCAGCCACTTCATGATGAGATTGATTGATCACAGAGGCTCCGTTCGCCATATAATCACACATTAAATTGATATCCATTAGCTGTCGGTCTTTCGCAGATGTTGAAAATTTGTAATCTGTGATTGCCTTAGACCACTTGATCATTGAATTTAGCATCGTGTTTCTATAATGCCAAATAGAATTAAACTCATAAACTCCTGTGAACACACCCATAGTAGACTTTTCATCTGACATGAGAGCTCCGATTAATGGGTATGACACTTTTAACATATGTGATGTAAATCTCAAAACATTCCTAGCGATGATGATTGTTTGGGCAAATCTTCTTTTATCATCATCTTTCGGGACTCTAATGCTTGTAATTCTCCCAACATCATCTGAAGAACACATCATTGTTGTTTTAAGATATGAGACATCAAAAGGTGTGACTTGATTGATCAGACCGCAGATTGCATCTTTCATATACATTAAGTGACAAGAATGGAGTAATGATGATGTATAATGTAGGATTCCTTGCATCATGTTTGATCTGTTTTTCAGGAAAACTGAGTCAACATCAATAAGATCGTGTTCTTTTGACAAGCCCAAAAATTGCCTTTGTAGTTCAGAGATTGCACTAATATCATACTCTCTGTTTGATGTTGGCTTCATAAAGATCTTTAGTAATAATTTTGGCAACTCAAACATTTTCACTGTGACATAGTTTAGTATAGA